ACTAACTACATTAAAATCAAGTTTATCAAATTCTCTTATAGTGATACAAGGTTGTTGATTAGGGTATCTGTTAAATACCACTTCTATTTTACCTTTAAACAAAATATTGTCTTTAGTGATTTTAATTTTTAATGTTGTTACTCCTGTTTCCTTTTCAATAATATCTTGTATCCAATTTAAATAGTTATACATTATTCATCACCTCCTAACTTGTAATCAACTGTAATATTGCAACCATTAATACTAATAACATCTAAATTTAGAAAATAATAATCCAACACATCAAACAACGTCAAAGGTTCACCACTTACAATTACGTTATTATTAACATCAAATAAATAGACTTCCTTTTTAAATTCTTTAAATAATACATCATTTAATTTCATTTTTCTTCATCTTATAGGAACTAATTTCCTATCCTTTCTATACTATAAGTATATCATATATTTATAGAAAACTCAAGGAAAACTTTATTCTAAAACTTACTATTTTTATCAATCCAATTTGCACCCAAATACAGTAATCCTATAACTAATATAGTTAATACCGCAGTTGTACTATCGTTCATTTTATACCTCCTAAAGCAGTAGTTGTATACCGCCTATACTTTCCTTTTTTATTTTCATTGTTTCAAACCTCACATTTGCTAGTCTGTAATTATCAGTTAGCATTTTTAAATAAACACTTTTGCTTGCTTTTGTAAGCATTGTATTTTCTCTATGGTCGTCTAGTGTTAAACTATACATCAATTTACAACTAGGGTCATATTTATCACTAATATATATTTTACCCTTATTGTAATCTATCCATACACCAAATGTATTTCCTAAGTATATAAAATTAAATGTGTGCTTTGCACCCTCTGTTCTTTTTTCAATCCACTCTTCTGTATCTTCTACAAATTGCCCCTCACTACTATAATTTCCATAACTTGTACCCTTTATCATATTTAGAAATTTATTGTCGCTAACCTTATCTTTAAATTTCTGAGGTGGCGCGTAATAAAAATATAGTACATTTTCACTGGTCCATATTTCACCTTTTTTAATGACGGGTAAATTAAAGGCGGGGTGCATATGGTATATATTATATTGTGTTGTCGTATTTCCTAGAAAAAAGCATTTAACCCTATCTTCATATCTGTCTATTGTGGAATAAATACTTAAGAATTCATCAACTTCATTTTTTACAAATGAGTTCCTTTTAGCATTTTCTTTCATGTATTCATCAAACATTATATAGTACACTTTTGGAAATGATTTTTTCTTAGTTTTTTGGGCGTCTGTTAATGGTATGCCATAACAAAATAATTCACCGTTCAAATATAAATCATGCCCTATTTGTGTATATTCAATATTTGGGAATTCATTGTCTAATACTTTTTTAAAAGGGTCTTTTACTCCTATTTCTTCTAGTTCGTTTTTGAACTGCGTAATATATACACTTTGTCTTTGCTTTTCTAAAAACTGACGAACTAACCATTTTTGCAGTGTATATGTTTTTCCTGTTCCCCTTTCACTATTTATGAAGTTAAAATTTCTATTGTAAGTTAATATTTTTCCCAATGGGAAATATAAATCATTCGCAGTTGACAAGTTCTTCAACCTCCAATCTTATACGGTCTTTTTCAACTTTGCAATCCTTAACTATAAAGGTTACACAATCCCCATTGATTATGATAGGTTTGTCTAAATCATTTTCTATCCATATATTTTTACCGCTTTCGGTTAAATTAAGTATGTCTAATAAGTTCATTTATTTTCCTCCTAAATTAAAAGTCTAAGGTGCATTAAATTTAAAAAGTAAGATTTCAACCCGTTTATCAATCAGCACGTTTTACCGTTTGAACTCTGATTAATAGTACTTTTTAATTAGATAATGCCCTTAGACAAATTAAGTATATCACATATTTTATCATATGTCAAATTATGCTCTTATAGTAAATTCAGTTTCATCAAGGACAATACCACCCTTAACGTGTTTCGGTGTTAGTTTTCCTCCATATGTTGCACCTATTTTAAAGTTATCGAATGTAACTTCTTTATAGCAAGATTGAGGCATACCGCAACATGTTATTTTTAATTCAGTTTCAGTTTTATCTTTATTGTATATCTCTTCTACATATGTTTTTTGTCTTATAAATTTAGCTCTTTTAAAGATAGCCTCATTATCCCACGCTCCTAATTTAGTGGGGTGTATATCCATAAATTGCTTGCATTCCTCAATAGGCAGTAGAGTATGAATACTATCGGTATCACTGTAAATATACATATCTATACCGTATTTTTTCAATGAGTATTCTTTTATGGCTTGAGAAGTGGAAATTGTAATATTTCTAGCCCACGCAGTTATAAATGTACCAATTGGTATATATAAACTATCCCTTTCTCTTGTTTTACTTCTTTTATATTTAACTCTATTTTCTAACGGACAAAGATATGGGTACTTATTAGTTACTTTAGGGTTAAGTGCAAATTTACCATATAAAGCATTTAACATAAGTTTAGCTAATGTTCGCATAGATTTATTTCCATTTTCTGTACTTTCTATTTTTACCTTTATCCATTTATCAATATAATCTTTGAATATATTAGTAGTTGATTTAAACTTCCACCCACCATGCCATACAATATTATAGACATCATAATGCTTAAAAAATAATTCTAGGTCAATGCTTGTCAATGTTAATGTAACTTCATTTCCACAACTTGATGTTAAATATTCATTATCTTTAAATATAGATTTTTTTATTTGTATTGTAGGAATATGATTTTCTTTAACTTCAAATGTACAAGTAAATGACTGCACATATAAATTATAAAGTTTATCTTTTGTATATTTCCCCTCAAAATGTACACCCTCACCGTATGGTAGTGGTTTATAATACATTACACTTGGATATAAACTATTAACATCAAGGACATAACCCTCCTCAACTTCTTTATTTGCATATAATGGGTTAAGATAGGTAAAGCCTCCCTTATAAGATTGCCTTATTTCCTGGTCGTATCTTATTTGAGGAAACCACTTACTAAATCTTTTTGAGCCTATTATATTTTTAAAATCATGTAGTGCATTACTCCCTTGTGTCATTTTGGGAAGATTTTGAGAAAAGATTGTTTCTAATGCTCTAGCAACGATTTCGACGTCATTTTTCAAATAATCGATTTCATTGTCTGTTAGAACATGCCCCACTTCTCTGTACTCATTGTAATCAATGTTTCCTTTTTTTATCGGTAAGTTGAAAGCCCCAGCTATTTCAGCTACAGAGAATGGTAATATTTTTAAACTATCTATTATTTCTACAGTATTCCCTTTTTCCATTTTAATAGTCATACTGTAGAAAGCTCCCATATCACTTATAAGGGTAGTAAATTCATTAATTGTCATTCCTTTTTTATCTTCTACATGACAATATCCATTTCTTAATAAATAGTCTATAATAAATTCACCGTCAAATTTTAGATTGTGGAAATATAAAATTGTTTTTTCTTTTTGTTTATTTAAAAATTCAAATAAATAATCAATGTTATTACTATAAATAAAATTATCTTTACTAAATATTTCAAAAAGACCAACCGCCCACACTCGACAATCGTTAGGGTCTGTCGTAGTTTCAAAATCAGCGCTAAATATCATTTAATGCATCTTGCCATGCGTCTAAAATAAATTCATTTTTTGCCTCTTGGTCGATTGGGTCATAATAAAATTCAATATCTAAAGTTGGGTTATCAAAACGTGCATTGTATATATCTTCCACGTCTAAATCTTTTATGAGTTCATATACTCTAGGTGCATTTTGTCTAGCTAATTCTTTATAATTTTCAGCGTATAATTCTAATCGTTCATCACGATAGCTTGCTTTTGATAACTTCGCTGTAGTTTCCTTGTATTTTTCCCAATTTCTTTTATCTAAATCGTTAAAGTTAAATGGTTTAGGTTTTAATGCTAGTTCTCGCTCTAAATACGTATTACCTTTTTCAAATGTTAAATTTGCTTTTTTTCTTTCGTAACTTCTTTTAAGATTAATTCTTCGTACTTGAATACCAACTTCTCTTTTTTCGTACTTAGTAGTAATTACACCTTTTTCATTTTTTACTAGTTTAAATGCGTCTTTTTTAAAAGCTCTTTGTACTGATTTTTCTAGTAAATTCAAATCTTTAGCAGTAGTAATAGACTGCTTTAATTCCTTAATACTCAATTTTTTAGGTAGATACTCACTTGCAATATTTGACTTTTTAGCCTCTCTTTCTATTTTAGCATTAAAACGTTTTACCGTTTTCTTAAGTCTTTCTTTTTGATTTGTATTCCACCTAATCTTAGGTTGTCTAAGCATGTTATTTCCTCCCCGTTAAGTAATGTAATGAAAAAACCACGTTTTTCTATTTTTGTATATAATAATATATCACTCAGAATACTGATATTAATACTTATTTTAAATCGATTATATAGAGACCGATATAATTTATTTCTTTCTTCAGTTTTTCTCGAGTGAAATTTTTCCATGTTTTTTAATGATGAAAAATGTAAAATTATTTTACCATTTTCATATTTATATGGTGTTTCTTGTAAATTATAACAAATACCATTTCTTGTAAGTTTTACCACTATTTTAACCTCCTATTAAAAAAGGGAACTTAGTTCCCTTTAATTATGCGATTTCAATGTCATAGAATGTGTTACCACTCTTAGCTTTACCGCTAGTGATTTTTAAAGGTAACTTTTTAAATTCTTCTTCGCCAATCTGTTCAGCAATATTTTCTAACATATCAACATATGAATTAATGATAGTTTTTGAATTTGAGCCAATATATCCGATTGATGTTTGGAATACGATAGAAGTCATTGTTGATACTTCGCCTGTTTCCTCATTAGTCATAACCCCGTCATAAATAACATAACCGTCTACTGTAAATTCATTACCTACTGCCTCTTTTGCACCAACCCCCTCATTAGAGTTAATTGCTTTATATGCTTGAATACTTTCTAAATTTGTTTGTGTAATTGTCTTTTTTAAACTCATTATTCTACGTCTCCTTTATTTTCTTCATCAGTAATAACTCTTGCATTTGCCATAAATACATTATACGGACAAGCTACTTTATATTTTTGTGATACAACTTCCTGTAACTCAATATGTTTATTTTTACCATATTTTTGCTTAAGCATTTTTAATGCTTTATCACGTGTCATAGTATTTGTTGTTACTTTTAATGGTAGAAGTTCTTCAACTAATACCTGTCCTCCCTCGTATTTAATTTCAATTCCTTTAATAGTATGTTCATCCACTGTTCTTACAATTTCTTTCATTTTCTTTTTCCTCCTTATTCTTTAGTGGTATTTTAGAGTGACTGCGGAATTGAACCGCATATTTCCTTTATCACTCATAATGGGGAGGTGGCTAGGGATAAGATGAAGTTTTTATTTTTAAATGAAGTTGGAATTATTTAATGGCTTTCCCTAACCACAAATATAGTATATCATACTTATGTTTAAAATGCAACCCTTTTATTGAAGAAAATGCACAAATTTGAAAAATAATACTATATATGATATAATATTATACGAAAGGAGGTTAACTATGACAGTTGCTGACATTTCGCAGTTGATTAGTACAATCGGATTTCCAATTGTATGTGTTATCGGCATGGCTTGGTATATCTATGAGACCAACAAATCACAACGTGAAGATATTAAGTCATTAAACGAACAACACAAACAGGAAATGAACCAAGTGGTTGAGGCTCTCAATAACAACACTGTTGCCTTTGCTAAATTGTATGAAAAACTTGATAACATTTTAGAGAAAGGAGTATAAAGATGAAAGCTGATGAATTTTGCAGTAAAGCGCTAGAATATGAAAAGTTACCAACATTATATAAATTAGGTAAGTTTATGAACAGTTATAGCGGTAAATATTTACTATGCGACTGTAGCGGTTTAATCAAAGGTATTTTATGGGGATATCCACATGGTGGTGCTTATAAATCAAATGGTGTTCCTGATATCAATGCCGATGCTATGATTAAACAGTGTTCTAAAACTTCAACTAATTTTGAACATCTTCCCGTTGGTGCAATAGTTCATATGAGCGGTCATATTGGTATTCATGTTGGAAACGGTGTATGTGTAGAAAGTTCACCAAAATGGGAAAATGGTATTCAAAAAACATTCATCATTGGTTGTGGATATTCAAACACTCAAAATTTGCACATACGCAAATGGACTAAATGGGGGCTTTTTGATTATGTAGATTACAGCACTCATTCAAGTGTTTCTTACTATCCTCAATGTTCAAGTACAGAAAAATCAATAGTTGATTATTTAATAACTATTGGTGAAATTGGTAACTTTGCTAATCGTAAAGTTATTGCTCGACAAAATGGTATTTTAGAGTATAGCGGTTCATACGAACAAAATGTATATTTATTAGACCTTGCTAAACAAGGTAAGTTAAAAAGATAGGAGTTGTTATAATGCCATGGATTGGTAAAAAGGGTTCACTGACATTTGAAGAAAGTACTAATAACGCAAATATTGTTATAAATTATTACCGCAGTGTAGGTTTTCCCGATACTACAATAGCGGGAATAATGGGTAACATGTATGCAGAAAGTGGAATAAATCCTAATAGAGAAGAAACAGGGGGTACGGGGTATGGTCTAGTACAATGGACACCCGTTAGCGTTTTACAAAACGCATGTACTGTATTAGGGTTATCACCATATACAAGCGGTGATATTCAACTTCAAGTTATTCCGCAAGAAGTATTAAATCACCCAAACATTGCGCAATGGTACACAAGTGAGGCTTTTATATCTCGTTTCTATAACAGTGGAGCAACGCCCGATATGGTAGGGATAACGGGTCAACAGTTCTTATCTAATGAAATGAATTGGACACCGTCTAAATTAGCCATTATGTTTATGGCGGGTTATGAACGTCCTAGCTACGACCCCGAAGTCAATCATTGGCAGTTACGACAACAATGGGCTGATTATTGGTTTGAATATATGGGAGGGGTCATACCTCCCGAACCGACAGCCCCTACTAAAAGAAACACCACACCAATATTTTTATTTTTAATGAATAGGAGGTTAAGATAATGTCACGTTTAACAAAAGAAGAACATAATGAAATTTTAAGGGGCATTTTAGGCGACGGTGACCTGACACCTGAAATGGAAGATTTTATGGATAGACTTCGTAAAGATTTTGACGAAAGTCTAGTTGTAGATGAAAAAGAAGCTGACGAAGATGTAGAAAATAAAGGCGATAAAGAAGTTGACTATAAAGAAAAATACGAAACTTTAAAAGAAAGATATAAAGAGCGTTTCTTTACGTCACCCGAAGAGGTTAAAAAAGAACAAGAGGAAGATGTAAAGGACGATAGCGAAAGTGATAAAAAAGAATATAAAGAATTATTTAAAGAAAGGGAGGGCTAATATATGCCTACAATGCCAAATATTGTAACACTTAATACAAACAGTGCTGAAACATTAAACAATATCCGTGCTAATGCCTCAGCTACTTATCAATCTTTAGTTCCCGAGGCTGATGTTAATGATATTGCAACATTACATCAAATTGGAGAAATTGTAACAACTTATGACGCAGTTAGAAATGAATTTTTAAGTGCATTATACAACCGTATCGGTCGAGTTTTAATCACTTCAAAAATGTATGACAACCCATGGGCGTCATTTAAAAAAGGTATGCTAGAGTTTGGTGAAACTATTGAGGAAATTTTTGTAAATATTGCTAAACCTCATCAGTTCGACCAACAACGCGCAGAAACTGAAATTTTCAAAAGAGTGATTCCTGATGTACGCTCAGCGTTCCACACAATGAATTATCAAAAATTTTATAAAAACACTATTTCAAACGACCAATTAAGACAAGCCTTTCTTTCTTGGAACGGTATTACAGATATTATCGGTCGCATTGTTGATAGTATGTATACAGGCGCTAACTATGATGAGTTTATTGTAATGAAATATTTATTATGTAGACTAGCATTAGACGGTGCAATTAAACCTACTGTAATTCCCGAAGTCACATCAGCTAATGCCAATTCTATTGTTTCAACTATTAAAGGTATCTCAAATATGATGACTTTCTTATCAACAAATTACAATGCCAACGGTGTATATACTCATACTCCTAAGGAAGAACAATATGTAATTGAGGACGCAACATTTAATGCTACTATTGACGTAGAAGTATTAGCTAAAGCCTTTAATATGGATAAGGCACAATTTAGCGGACAAACAAAATTAGTAGACAGTTGGGGAACTCATGATACAACACGTTTAACTGAATTATTTACTAATGATGATGGTTCATTAGACCCACATTATAAACCATTCACAGAGGAAGAACTAGAACTATTAGATACTATCAAAGCTATGATTGTTGATAGAGATTTCTTAATGTGTTATGATAATTTTGTTAATTTCACTGAACAATATAACGGTCAAGGTTTATACTGGCAATATTGGTATCATACATGGAAAACATTCAGTGCTTCACCATTCCATAACGCTTTACTGTTTACAACAGAACAAGGAAGTGTTACACAAGTTAAGGTATCACCAAGTTCAGCAGAAGTTGCTAAAGGAGCAACTCTCCAATTAAAAGCAACAGTTACATCAACAGGTTTTGCTGATAAAGAAGTGGCTTGGTCAGTTGCGGGTGCAACATCACCTACAGAGGCAACATATGTAGACACAAACGGTTTATTGCATGTTGGTACTGATGAAACTGCTAAAACTCTTACAGTTACTGCCACTAGCATTTATACAGGTGGAGTTAGCGGTTCGGCTACAATTACAGTACAAGGAAATTAATTCCTTGTACTTCCTTTAAAGGAGGTAAATTAAAATGGGTTTTACACCAAATACCCAAGTAAGATTATTAAATGTTCCTCTAGATGAAAATTATCAAAACACTATGGACTTTTCATCAATAGAAGAACAGACCAATTATTTTATTGGTGCTACTTTGCCTAATAGTGCTTTTACGGATTTTACGTATCAGCGCTTGGAAGAGGAAGTAAGAGTTCCACTAAATGCTGAACTTTTATATAATGCAAATTATATTATGTTTCAAAATACAAATTACCATAATAAGTGGTTTTATGGGTTCGTTACCAACATTAGATACATCAACCCTCAAACGACAGGTATCAAGTTTAAAATAGATGCTATACAAACTTGGTTATTCCAAATGCATTTGAACCAATGTATTGTGGAAAGAGAACACGTTACTGATGATAGTGTTGGGGCACACACCTTAAATGAAAATATAGAAGTTAATGAATTAATATGTAATAACTTCTACCGTGAGGGCTATAGCGGTCAGTATTATTATATTATGAATACAACTGTCGACCCTAACACCGCTACAGATGTTACTAGCGGTGGAAGATATAACGGTGTGTTAAGTGCGGGGCGTTGGTTTGCTTGGACTTCTATTGATACATTCAAAGAGAAGTTAAACGGCATTATTAGCGGAGGAAAGGAAAGCGCTATAATCAATGTATTTATGCTACCCACTGAATTAATAACCACTAATGAAAATGGTGAAGTAACAGAAAGTTTGACAGGCTTAACTGAAAATATCAGTCACCCTAAATTAACATCATGTAATGGTTATACACCAAGAAATAAAAAGTTGTTGACTTATCCTTATTGCTCTATAAGAGTATCTAACAATAATTCCTCATTTGTTGAAATGCGCCCCGAAAGATTTGCGGAGGCAACTGCTACATTTGTTATTAGAAAAGCTAGTAATTCTAATTGTGTTATGGCTATAACACCTAGTAATTATAATGGTAATAGTGACGGTGATTTTAGATACACTGTTGAATTACCACCGTTTCCAACATGTCAATGGACAAATGACCCATATGCTACATGGCTTAATCAAAACGGTACAAGCAACGGATTAGGATTTATAGGAAGTATAGCAAGTGGTGCGATGAGCGGTTTTGCAATGGGTGGACCCGCCGGAGCGGGATTAGGAGCTTTAACAGGCGGGCTCTCAAGTGCTTTATCATTAATCGGGAAATCTGTTGATATGGATGCTCAGCCACTTAGTGCTAGAGGTTCAACTTCTACTAACACAATCAACTCATCACTTCAACAAAACTTATTCAAAATAGAAATGCTTAGTGTAAAAGCAGAACAGGCAAGAGTGATAGATAATTTCTTTGATGTATACGGTTATAAAGTTGCGGTGTTAAAAACCCCTCAACTGAGAACTAGGCAATATTGGAATTATATCAAAACTAATGACTGTAACATTACGGGTTCAATACCTAAAGATGATTTAACAACTATTAGAAATGCTTTTAATAAGGGTATTACTATATGGCATGACAGTGATGTGGGTAATTACAATCGCAACAATTCTATAAGATAGGAGTAATAAAATGAGCAGACGTAAAATTAAAAATTTAGTTGATGAAAGTTATATTGTCAATAAAAATACTTATAATGAAATTGTTCAAGACCACTTGCTGATTGCGATTAGTCGTTATGAATGGCTTAATCTTCCTAAAGAAATTGACTACAGATATTTAGAATATATCCTTGCAACTAATGGTGTAGCAATATTCTTTTATGATGAGGCAATAGAGGAATATATGACACTTCAATGTACCTACGGCGGTCAATATGATGTCTATAGAATTCCTAAAGACCGCAGAGCATATGCAGTTAATGGATTTAACAAAAAACTAGATAACACAAACAGTGTATTTATATTCAATAACTTTTTACACACTAATGAAATGCTAAGAATTACAAACAGTTCACAACGTATATATGAAATAGAAAGGGCAATCGACGTTAATGTTAAAGGACAAAAAACACCAATATTAATACAATGTAGTGATAAACAAAGATTAACCTTGCAAAATTTATATATGCAATATGACGGTAATGCGCCTTTCATATTTGCGGACAAAAACTTAGATATCGGCGGGTTAAAAGCAATTAAAACAGACAGTCCATTTGTAGCAGATAAACTAGAGGACTTAAAGGTTACTAAATTAAATAACTTTTATACTAAAATGGGAATTTCCAACAGTAATATAACCAAACGTGAGCGTGTTAATACTGATGAAGTAAAGACTAATTTAGGAGCAGTAGAGGTCTATAAAGAAATTGGTTTGGTTGCTAGAAAACAGGCTTGTGAACAAATAAATGAAATGTTTGGGTTAAATATAGACGTTAGATTTAGGGTGAGTGGGTATGACGAACTTGATGATTATGAAGAAATGTATGAAAGCGAGGAAAGTGAGGAGGTCATAGAAAATGAGTAAATATACTACAGAGTTAAGGTGGATTGTTGAAAATGGATATGACCTACAACTTAATGAATACCCAATCTTTGATGAAAATTACAGACAAAAACTAAACCAAAAGATTATAAATCATTTTTATTTTAGAGAAATTGGTTTTGAAACAGTTGGCTTATTTAGATTTTATTTAAAACAAACAATGAATGAAATAATGCCTTATTATAATCAATTATATGAAAGTGCATTATTAGAAATTGACCCTCTCAATACCATTGACTTTACAGAAACACTAACAAGAACTAAAATAGGAAATGATACGAAAAACTTTAATGAGGATACAACAGTAAACAGTAATGGCGATAGCAATTCAAATTCTACAAAAAGCACCAATTTTAAAGACGTTGAAAGTGATACACCGCAAGGAATGTTAAGTATTGGTAACGTAGAGGGTGAGTTATATGCTAGTTATGCTAGAATTAGTAAAAATGAAGATACTACAAATTCAACTGCACATCAAGAAACTACAGATACACAAAATAGAAAAAATGATGAAAAAATTAATAGAGAAGATAATGAAAATTATACAAGAACTGAAAAAGGAAACAGAGAAAGTCAAAGCGAATTATTAATGAAATATAGACAAACATTTTTGAATATTGATATACAAGTTATAAATGAGCTGAATGACTTATTTATGGGTCTATATTAGGAGGTGTGATAATGAACCCTGAGATTGGAAAATTTATATTTTGGTGTCAAAAGGTACTGCCATTAGTTTATGATGATAGTTTAAGTTACTACGAAGTTTTATGCAAGGTTGCTGATAAACTAAATCAATGCATTAATAATATTAATGCAAATAGTCAACAAATTGCTCAAAACAAACAAGATATTCAATCATTAGAAAACGCGCTAGATAAAGTCAATCAAGAATTAGAAAAAATCAAAAATGGTGAATATGTTGATTTATATTTAGACAGTATTATTAATTGGATAGACGATAACTTATTATGCTTATTTGAACGGGCAGTAAGATTTGTAAGTTTTGGATTGACTACTGACGGCTACTTTTGTGCATATATACCTAGTAATTGGGATTGCTTAGAATTTGATACTATTGTTGATACAAGCGACCCTTTATACGGTCACTTGATTATGAAATATTAGGAGGCGCATTATGAAATTTAATATGTTATTAAATCTAGACCAAATTATTGTAATGTATAAATATGGTTATAATTATGGTATGAAATGTGCTTTATTAAAAAAGGAGGAAAAATAAAATTATGAATGGAAATTGCGGAAGTCAAAATAATGTATATATTGGAGCAAGATATGTACCTAAAGTTGTAGGTGACTGGTCAGCAGATGTTGCATATGAACCACTAACTATTGTTTTGTATCAAGGCACTAGCTACACATCAATTACTTATGTACCTAAAGGAATTATACCTAGTGAAAATACTCACCAATATTGGGCATTAACAGGTAATTATAATGCACAAGTAGAATTATACAGACAAGAAGTAGAGAAAATAAAAAATGAATTAGACAACATTAACAATTTAATTTCAAAAAGCTATACAAATGTTAATCAAATGGTTAACGACCAATATTTAAAAAATAATAATATTGTACAGACATATGGCTATAACTCTATTAATGACGGAGGAAGTGGTACGTTTATCATTAGTAATATTCCATTAGAAACAATCAATATTGAATTAAATAATGGGCTATATGCTAACTTAATACCAATTGACAATATTATTAACCCATTATCATTTGGTTATACAAATATTAACAGTTGGCAAAATTTAATAGATTTTGCTCAAGAAAATAAATATACTATCAAAGTTCCAAAATCAACTTATGATTTTAGCAATTCAACTATTTATGTTAATTGTGATATTGATTTCAATGGGTCAACTATTAATGTAAATAATGCTCAGTTTATTATAGTCCAAACTAAACTATCTAATGCAAATCTTAATGTAGTTTCACTTAATAATCATGCTATCTTATTGGGTTATGACGGCTCTAAATTTAACAAAATAACTAATTCATCATTAATCAATATCAATATTAGTTCTCCAAGCCAACAAAACTTTAACGGTATTTCTCTAGAATGTGAAGAGGGTGGAGGTTTTAATATCCTCATGGAAAATATCAATGTTTCCAATATGGCAAGTGGTATTAAAATTCATGTTAAAAGAAAAACAACAGGAGCGTTAGCTTGGTTAACAGGTGTAAAATTAAATCATGTATGGTTAATCAATAATGATTTATATGGTCTAGAAGTTTTATCTGATGTAGACAACAAAATACCTAGCCCTGGTCAACTAACCCACTCGTTATTCAATGATATTAATGTTCAAACTTATAATGCTAATTCTATTGGAGTATTAGTTAGTGGTGGTGGTAATATCTATAATATCACAAGCTTATTTGATGATACTGACAGAACTAAACCGATTACCGCTATTAAATATTATGACCAAGTTGTTAAAGACGGAATTAGTGTAAATGGTAATATTCCAATGGACTATTTAATTGGTGGTAACCAAATAACTATTGGAATGATTGAGGGAAGTATTGATAAAGGTATCTTAGGAAATTATAACATTATCAAAGGTTATAATTATTTTGACGGTATCGAAAATTTTGATAAACCTATAAACTATTTTAGAAATGGAAGCCCATTAAAAGAACTAAATATGATTAATATTAACAAAACATTAGATTATGATAAAGGTTATATTATTAAACCTAATGAGTTTACAGGAACTGTTTTATCATGTTACTTAACTAAAGAGTTTATAAAAACAAATCCTGATTATTTTGTAGCATTTGTAAGAATTAGAACTGATGAAGATATGACGAGTAAAGTAGGTTTTCAATTATTAAGTCCTGTATCAGATTTAGTGACAAGAATTGGAGTTACACAATTCATAAAAATGAATGACGGTTATATTGCTAGAGCAGTATTTAAAGTTAGTAATAAAGGACAATGGAATTTACCAACACTAGTTTATACTTATCTGAATGTTACATTTAGTGGTGAAGCTCCTACTAAACAAATTATTGTAAGTGACATTCAAATGACTAGCGGACTTTCACCATATTACAATAATGTTGAAAACTGTGAGGAATGTAATACTGTAATCTCATTAACTTCTAACCAAGAAGATACACAATTTAATTTAAGTCAATTATTAGGATTACAAGGTTATGTATATAGAAAATATAACATTAGTTGTCCATATGATATAACTTATAAATTAAATGGTGATAAATTAAATTTAACAAATAATGTAGCACAAGAAGTAAAAGTAAATGTTACGGTTGAGTTTTAACCCACACCTGTAGGTGACAATAAAAACGCAGTTCTGTAGGTCCAAGAAAATGGGGGTCTGTAGAACTGCATAATGTTATA